TCTGGCTAGGTGTTTGCCAAGCTAATCCATCACTCGGCATAACAGTTCATCCAGATAATATCCGAGCAGTTTTATCAGACCCCGAAGACATTGTGCGCACAGAAGTCTTATGCCAATGGGTCGATACCATAAACCCAGTTATTAATCCCTCTCAGTGGGAAAGTTGCAGAGTTGATGGATTGCGACTCAACCCTGAAGCAGATACTTGGCTGGCTATTGATCTAAGCCCTAGTAGAAAAGAAGCTGCCTTAGTAGCTAGTCAAAGACTTGAGGGCGATAAGTTCCAAGTTATATTACTTCAGACTTGGAGTAATCCAGCCAATTTGGACGATAAAGCAATGGCTAATGATGTAGCAGAATGGGTGCGCAAGTATCCAGTTCAGCTAGTTGCCTATTCAGCCAGAACCGCGTCAGCGGTCGCAGCTAGATTAGCTCCTGCTGGTATTAGGGTTGAGCCAATAGATGGACTTGATTATGCCCAAAGCTGCGATGAATTACTGGGAGCAATTTCATCTCAGCGGTTAGCTCACTCGGGACAGGAAGAGCTGACCAAACAATGCCTATCCGCTGTCAAACTCCCTTTCGGTGATGGCGGGTGGGTAATGGGTCGCAAGGTAAGTAATACAACTATTTGCGGAGCAATTGCTTCAGCCTTAGCGACACACTATGCAACGATGGCTGAAAGCGGAGTAGATATTCAAATAGTGTAAGTAGGTTCGCTTACAATGTAAGCAATGGGTGCTATAAGAGATTTCCTATTTCCACAGGTTCAGACGGCTAAACCTACTAAGGTTTCAGATGTTGCAGCCGCGCTAACTCCCGTCCAGATTAGCGATTCAGTTTATAATATTCTCGGCGGTGCAACTAATACCACTCGGCAATTAGCAATGAGCGTTCCATCCGTTGCTAGAGCTCGCAATATTATCTGCGGAACTATTGGCTCATTACCTCTCACCACTTTTAATCGCATCACTGGACAGTATGTAGATCCGCATCGCGTTATTAATCAACCAGACCCAAGAGTTGCAGGATTTGTAATTTATAACTGGCTCGCTGAAGATATTTGGCTTTATGGTGCTGGGTATGGTCAAGTCTTAGAAATGTATTCTTCAACTGATGGCGGTCGCGTAAGAGCTTGGACTCGCGTCAGCCCAGACCGCGTTACAGTCGATACAGATTTTCGCAACACAGTAATTGAATCTTATAAAGTGGATGGAATGGCCGTTCCACTTCAAGGAGTCGGCTCACTCATTCGCTTTGATGGCCCAGATGAGGGATTGCTTCATAGAGCTGGTAAGACAATCGCAGCTGCGGTATATCTTGAGAACGCAGCAGTTAATTATGCTAAAGAGCCTGCTCCAACTATGGTTCTTAAATCGAATGGAACTAATTTAACTGCCGAAAGAATTTCAGCACTTCTAAGCGCTTGGAAAACTGCTCGCCAATCTCGCTCTACTGCATTTCTAAATGCTGATGTAAATCTTGAGCAATTTGGCTTTGATCCTAAATCATTGCAACTTGCAGAAGGCCGTCAATATGTAGCGCTTGAATTGGCTAGAGCTTGCGGCATCCCTGCCTACTTCTTGAGCGCCGAAGCGACTTCTATGACTTATTCAAACGCGGTGTCCGAGCGGCGCTCATTAGTTGATTTCTCACTTCGCCCAATCCTTAAAGCGATTGAGGAACGCTTATCATTACCGGACTTCGTTCCAAATCCAGTAATGGTGCGCTTTGCACTTGACGATTTCTTACGCGGTAACGCATTAGAAAGAGCTCAAGTTTATGAAATTCTAAACCGCATTGGCGCGATGAGCGTTGAGCAGATTCAGCGAGAAGAGGACTTAATACCAAATGAAGGTTAATATGCCAATGGCAGTTACCGCTGCCGACACAATTAAAAGAACAATTACTGGGACTATCGTTACTTGGAATGAACAAGGTAACACCTCAGTAGGCCCGACAGTATTCGCAAAAGATTCTATTGAAATGAAGCCTGTGAAGCTTCTCCTTGAACACGACAGAACTAGACCCATTGGAAAGCTTGTGAGCCATTCTGTTGAAAACGATAAAATTGTGGCTACCTTTCGTATCGCCAATACTATGGCTGGAGAAGATGCCCTAATTGAAGCAACTGAAGGACTACGCGATGGATTTAGCGTAGGCGCTCAAATAAATGAATGGACTAACAATAAGGGGGTAATGCAAATTACCTCAGCAACACTAGATGAAGTTTCTCTAGTTACTGATCCTGCAATTGATTCTGCTCGCGTAAGCGAAGTAGCAGCATCAGAAAATGAAGCACCAAAAGAAGATTCTGATTTGGCAACCGCTGATTCAGACAAACCAACCGAAGGAGACCAAGTGTCTGACACTACCGCTCCTGCTCCTGCCGTTGAAGAAGCGGTAGAAGCAGCCAAAGTAGAAGCTGCAGCTCCAAAGCCTGCTTTCTACACAACTCCAAGACTTGAGTTCACCAAGTCCAAATACCTAGAAATGAGCGTTCGCGCTGCTCTAGGAAATGACGATGCTCGCGCTTATGTTCGCGCAGCAGATGACACAACTAGCAACAACGCTGGTCTTGTCCCAACTCGTCAGCTAACTGAGGTAATCAATCCTCTTTCAAATGCTGATCGTTCAGCAGTTGATTCCGTATCTCGCGGAGTTCTACCAGATGCTGGTATGAGCTTTGAGATTCCAAAAATCACAGCAGTTCCAACAGTTGGAGAAGAAGCTGAAGAAGCAACAATTGATGAAACTGGTATGACAAGCGCTTACACCACAGTAACCGTTAAGAAGTATGCTGGCGGACAAGAGTTCTCAGTAGAACTTCTTGATCGTTCATCTCCTGCTTTCTTTGATGAGCTAGTTCGTCAAATGGAATACGCTTACGCAAAGGCAACAGATGTTGCAGTTATCGCTGGCCTAGTTGCTGGTGGAACAGATGGCGGAAACCGCACTCTTGATGCAGCTGGACTTCTTGACTTCATTTCCGATGCAGGCGTTTCAATCTACGCAAACACTCTCGGATTTGCACAAAACATTATCGCTTCTCCTCAGCAATGGGGCGTAATTCAGAACCTTGCTGATGGTGGTCGTCCGATTTACCAGAACTTGATTGGCAATATGAATCAGGGTGGAAATCTCAATGTAGGCTCTGCAACTGGAAACCTACTTGGTCTTAATTTCCGCGTAAATCGCAACCTAACAACTGGATCAGGCGTTGGCGATAACACAATTATCGTCATCAATCCAGAGGCTTATACTTGGTATGAGTCAAGCCGTTTCCGCTTGGAGACTGCACAGGTAGCAACTGGTCAAATCAAGGTTGCTTACTATGGTTATGGAGCACTAGCTACCAAGGTAGGCGCAGGCGCTTATCGTTGGATGGTTGAGTAATAAATTCAAAATAGTGACGGCCAGTCCGCTCCCGAGCTGGCCGCTCACCTAACTGCTTGAAAGGATGACGAAATGCCAACGATAGTTACAGCCACAGAGCTGAGGACAATTCTTGGCGTTTCGTCATCCCTATATAACGATGCTTACCTAAATGACATAGTGGATGCTTCGGAGAATATTATTCTTCCAATGCTGGTCACTTTTCAAACAAAGATTAACAAAGTAAGACTTGAAGATAATGTTGCTTATTTTACTAGCGCAACTATCCAAGAATTTACCGAGGGCCAATCCGTTGTAATTACTGGCTGCGGATCACCATTTAATGGCACACACACAGTTTTAGCAGATGGATTATCAGATTATGAATTCGCCGTTGCAATCACCAATGCAGACATATTGGAAAAGAATGTTATCCCAGCAGGAAATGCTGCGCTCTCTGGACTATCAACCTATGTCGGAAATGCCAATGTTGAAGCTTCTGTTCTGGCTATCTCCGTTGAAATCTTCCAAGCAAGAACAGCAGCAGGCGGATCAATAGAAGGCGTTGATTTTGCAGTAACCCCTTACCGCCTATCTAAGAATTTACTTGCCAAGGTAACTGGCTTACTTGGCCCATACCTTGATGTTGAAACTATGGTGGGCTAATGCCTGCCTCAACAATTGCCACAGATGTTAGAGGCGCTCTTAAAACTGCCTTAGCGGGAGTAGCTGCCAATATTTACGATTCAGTTCCTGAAGCACCAATTGTCCCTGCAATTATTGTCATTCCAGACTCGCCCTATATGGAGCTTGAAGTCTTGGGCAAGGCCACAACTAGAGTTAAATTAAATTACACCATAACCGCTTGCGTTGCGTATTTCAGCAACGCCGCTGCTTTAGATAACCTAGAGCAAATGGTCATTAGTATTCTTGGAGCCTTAAATGCTTCCAAGTATGAGTTATCAATAGTCGAAAGACCTTCGGTAACTGAAGTAGGAACTACAACCCTGTTAGTTTCAGATATACGCTTGAGCGTCCGCTACGAGCAAACCGCATAGGAGACCCAAATGCCAACCACAGTAATAACTGGGCGCGATGTAACCTTTACACTCGATAGCGCTGCTTATGACGCCCAGGCAACTAGCGCAGTCCTAAGCTGCGACACAATTATTGAGACCTATCAAACCCTTGATGGTCGCGCTTACAAGTCCGTTGATAAGCAATGGACATTCACAATTGAATTGCTACAGGATTGGGGAGCTACTAGCTCACTATTTGAGGCAATGTGGGCAGATGCAGAATCTGCACCAAACACAGCACTAAGCGTTTCATTTACAGCAGTATCTGGAGCAGTATTTGCTTTCACAGTATTGCCAATCTTCCCATCAGCAGGCGGCGCAGCACCAGGAGCGCTAACTGATACTTGGACGATGACAGTAATTGGAACTCCAACAGAGACCTTCAGCTAAGAGATCGGAGCATCGGGAGCTATGAAAATATCAATCACAATTAAATACAGCTCAGGCGAATCAGCTACTTACCAAGCTGGATTGCCAGAATGGGCTAAGTGGGAACGCAAAACTGGTAAGTCGATTTATTCGATGAAGGATATATCGGCCTACCAGCAAGCGGACTTCTTAGATCTTGCTTATTTTGCGTATAAGCGCGAAGCAGCAGGAAAGCCAACCAAGTCCCAAGAGATTTGGGAGCTGACAGTTGAGGAAATGACGATTGGAGATGAAAACCCAAAAGTTACGAGCCCGGAAGCATCAACCGACTAATCATCGAGATTGCTATCGCAACTGGGATTCCAATGCCTTACTGGACAGATATAGACCAAGTAATGACGGCAATAGATATATTAAAGGAGCGTAGCGGTGGCAGATGAGTTACCAATCAGCTATGACAAACGCGAGCTCCGTTCAATCATTGCCGCTTTCAAAGCGATGGATGATGAAGCCGTTAGCCAAGCTAAACAAGAATCTAGCGCGCTGGCTACTTATGCAGCAAATGAAATCAAAGCCTATGCGCTCACAAGGACTTTCGGTCAAGAAGCAGTTAGAAGAATTGCAACTGGCGTTAAAGTCTCGGCCAGTTCCAAAATCGGAGAGTTCTCTTACGGCTTTGCAAGTCAGCGCTTTTCTGGTGGCGGTAGCACACAAAAACTCTGGGCGGGTTATGAATTTGGAAGTAATCGCTTGCGTCAGTTCCCCAGAAGAACACCGAGCAAAGGTCGCGGAAACGCTGGCTACTTTATCTACCCAACCCTTCGTAAGATTCAGCCTGAATTGATTAAGAAATGGCAAGAAGCATTTTCCAAGATATTGAAAGAGTGGGATAAGTAATGGCTGGCAGTAGAACACTTAAACTCTCGATTCTTGCCGATGTCGCTGATCTCAAGAAAAATCTTGATACTGGCTCTAAAGAGGTTGAAGGCTTTGGCGGTAAGTTAGAAAAGTTTGGAAAAGTTGCCGCAGCCGCCTTCGCAGCAGCAGCCGCAGCAGCAGCGGCCTATGCAGTCAAGTTAGCGGTTGATGGCGTTAAGGCAGCTATCGAAGATGAGGCTGCCCAGCTTCGTTTAGCAAATGCTCTTAAGAATGTTACGGGGGCTACTGAGGCCCAGATTTCAGCAGTCGAGGAGCAAATACTTAAGACCTCATTAGCTACTGGTGTTGCCGATGACCAATTGCGCCCAGCGCTTCAGCGCCTAGCGACTGCCACAGGATCAGTAACTAAGTCGCAAGATTTACTGACCCTAGCCTTAGATATTTCAGCTGCTACTGGTAAGAGCGTAGAATCCGTTTCAAATGCCCTTGGTAAGGCATACGAAGGCAATACAGCCTCTTTAACGCGTCTAGGTGTTGGTTTATCCAGTGCTGAAATTAAGA